TCATCGCACCACCTCGATCACCAGGCTGGTATCGGCGGTAAAGGTGCGCTCGTCGCCGCGGGTCAGCACGTCCTCCACCTCATCGACCATGCCGCGCCGGCGGACTCCGCGACGGTCCGTCACCTCGACCAGCATCCCCGGCTCATAGGCCTCGGTATAATAGCCGGCGCAGCGCAAAATCCGGCGGCTTGCGCAATCGACATCGAGCTGGTATCTGCCCCGCGCCAACCGGGCCTGCTCATGGGTCAACAGGGGATCGCTTATTTCCGGACCGGGCCTGTCGCCCAGGCCGCGCCGTACCGTCGTTGTGCTCATGTGCTCACCATGGTGATGACGATTAATATGTGATACAGCTCCTCTCCACTCAGAACCAGCGGCGGCGGGGTCAGCCGGTAGCTGTGCATCCGCGCCCCATACGCGGCCTCGCCGATGGCGGGAGAGCTGCCCGGCGTCAGCTTGCGGCCCTCGCGGATCACTTGCGGGGCGCGGCCATACCAGTCGATATTCACCTCTCCGGCGGGAATATAGGGCAGCTCCAGGGCGGCGCCGTCGGCAAAGACCACCTGCTGCTCTTTCGCGCGGCTCACTTGGCCCCGATAGGCCACCGCTCCCGAGCTGCAGGCGATGGAATCGATGCGCACGGTATCGTCATGCTGACCTTGGAAATGATAGGGATCTCCCGGGGCCATTTGACTCAGGACATTGCCGTCGCCGTCGACATTGAGCGTCTCGTCGGGCTCGAAAACGACGAAGCCGGAGGCGGCGGCCGCATCACCGAACTGCAGCACGATGGTGATCGGCACATCGGCCCAGGCCGGCCAGGTATAGAGCTGGGTGCGCTCGTCGCGGGGATCGGCGACCAGCCAACGCCAGTAGCGGGTGCGATAGGTGACCAGACAGAGAGACTGGCTCAAAATCTCGGTGGCAATCGAGCCGTCCTCGCCGAAACTGATCGCGCCCAGGGAGCGGTTGTCGCCATAGTCACGGTCCACCATCTGGTAGATGGGCTGCTGGGTCCGGCCCAGGCCCTGGATCAGCTCAACCTCTTCGGCCTCGATCACCTCCTCGATCACCTCTCCGGCCTCGATCACCACCCAGTCACCGCCGGATTTTTCCAGCGCAGGCATAACGCCGGTCCAGGGCACCTCATAGGCCAGCAGCTCCTTGAGACCGCGGCGCACATCGCGCTCCTCGAAACGCAACGATTGGGCCACTGAAATCTGATCGGAAATCCGATAAAGATTGTAGCCCGGCCGCACGCTGGGAGCGGCCGCAACCGAAAAGCAGTTGCCGCCGTAGCTCACATATTCATCCGGCGCCGCAGTCCGCCAGTGCGGCACAGAAACGGGGAAGAACGGCCTCACCACAATTTCGGTGAGGCTTGCCCCCGGCTGGATCATGGCGCCGATAGCCGCCGTCATTTTTCGCAAAACATCGAGCGGCGGCTCGTTGTTGGCATAGAGCACCCCGCCCGGAATCCACCAGTTAACCGCCTGATAGTCGCAGGTAAAACCACCCAGTGCCGCCAGCTCCGCCGCGATGACCGCCGCCATGCCCGGCCCGAACTCGACCGCATACGATTTGTTGCCGGCACCGTCCACCACGGAGATATTATCGGCATAGGGGCCACCGAGCAGTACCAGATCGGATTCGGCCACCAGGGTATAGCCGCCGTCCAGCTGCACGGATTCGGCAATTTCGGTGGCCAGGTAGCGGCGCACCGTGCCGTTGATATCGATCTCGACCCGGGCGGCGGCGATGGCCGCGGCCCGATCGGAGGCATTATAGCGATAGAGATCGTCGGGCAGCTCCGCTCCGGCCAAGCTGAGGGGCTCCCCGGCCATTTCCAGGCGGATCTCCACCCCGGCCTCGCTGCGCGAACGCCGCCGCCTGATCTCATAGGGCCGCAGCTCGCCGCCGCCGAAACTCACGCTCACCTCAAACTCCTGATCGACGCCGATGCCGCCGCCCATCCAGAGATGCTGGACGCCGCCCTGCAGCACGGCGTAATCCCGCACCTGCCAGCCATGTTCCACCCCGCCGTAGAGCGGCGGCCCCAGCACGCCCCAGCGATGCTCGACGCCGCCGGCCACCAGGCCGTAGGTCGGCCAGTTATGCTCGATGCCCGCCTGAAATACCTTAAGCGTACGCCAACTATGCTCGATGCCGGCCTGCAACACCGGCAGATCAGACCAGCGGTGGTTGATGCCGCCCTGAACGACAGGAACCATATGCCAGCGATGCTCGACGCCGGCCACTAGCAGATAACGCCAGACATGCTCAACCCCGCCGGCAACGGGTGTATACAGTGCCTCCCATACATGCTTGATGCCGTTTTCTATTGCCGCATTGACGGACCAAACATGTTCGACACCGGCCTCTATTGCCGCTTTGACGGACCAAACATGTTCGACACCGGCCTCTAAAACATCAGGCTCACTGCCATACCCGTCTTCTGTTTGCAGCTCGAAATGTCTGAACCCCAGAAACGAACCACCCCAGTTATCAGCGCATCGCAATGCGTAATATTGATATGCCGTGCCGTTCTCCACTAGAAAATATTGTGGATCACTCGCATTAGTGGCAGCATGCTGAGACGCCTGATAGCTGCCCAGTTCGACCAGGTCGGTGAGGTCGCTGTACGTAGTATTGGCAAATGCCGCGGCGGAATGCGTGCCGTAGAAAATAAAATTTTTAATTCCTAGAGTCAGCAGGCCACCGTTATGATGAAAATTTTCCAGACAAAGCCGACGTATAACGCGCGGCGCGCCAAGGTCTATGTTGTGTTTCTGATTTGACACCGTGCCGTTAGGTGTCAGCCATGACGTGTACTGATAACTCCCGGTCAGAGATAGAGCAGGGTCCGTACCGCGCCATCCCTCTTGATTCGAGTCGGCCGACGTTGCCTTGACATACGTATTGTTGTGCGCCAGCGGATATTGGGCGGTATAGGTGGTCATGGCCGCCCCTTTATAAACTTCGACGACAACTCGGTATAGAGGCAGAGATCGTTTTGGCAAATCAGCACGCTACGCCACCCCCCGCCGATGTTGGTGCAGGGGCTGACGTTGACCGGTTTTTCGCTGAGGCCGCTGCCGCACTCGGGACAGACCTCCGGTTGTGGCGTCTGCCCTGGTGCTGCATGCTTGGGCCGCATGCCCTCAAAATACTCCCGACACATCGCCAGCACATCTACGGCCGTTACGCCGTAGGTCTCCATCTCCATTGCCAGCGTCTGTAGTTGCATCACTTCAGCGGTCGAGAACGGCCGTAGAAAATCCTTTGTTATTTTAATCATTGCAACTCCACTCCAGTAGGGCGGTCACCTTTTGGCTACGGACATAGGTCTCATTTTTAAGCGACCACGATCCCGGCTGTCCGCCGCAGCCGACAGCATAGCATCTGGTGTTGCTCAACTTGGTCACCGAATACGGCCCACCTAAATCCAGTGGACAGATTTGTACAGGCTCAGACTCGTTACACCAACTGTCCTCTGTGCCGATATCGGCAAAAAACAGCCCCGGGCAAGGGTGGCCTGCGGCATCATCCTCAACCAGGCCGGGCACAACCGAATTATAGTTGTCAAATGAGACAGCATACCGGCTATCCTGAATCAGAGATCCTGTTGTCGCCACCCCTGTGACCGGTGAAGAGCATGGGTCAAAATCGACCGCACGCCAGTAACCGGAGGTTGATTTTATCCGCGCCGTCACAGACTCCCCGCAAAAATCGGTGGCGGTAACCGTTGCTGTGCCGCAAAAATCCAATGGCGCCTCAATTGCGATCATGGGGTCCCCTGCCCACAGCACGATCACTCCTCCCGACACCTCCCAGGTATACGGACCGACACCACCGCTGACCTCTAAAATAGCCTGCCCACCCGGCGACAGCGTGATTTCGGCCGGAGTCACAGCCACCGGGGCAACCCCATCCACGCGCACGGTAATGGTCAACACGTCACAGGTATCGTCCACCGAGACCGTCGCCCGGGCACAGGTCAGGGCCGGTGCGTATATGGTGGCGCAGCGGTCCAGAGCGCCGCTGCGGTACTGCTGCAGCCCGTTGGTGAAGGTAAACGGAGCATTTACCGTCCACAGCAATTCGCCGACCAGACCGTTGAGCACACAAAGGCGGGCCTGCGAGCCCGGCGCCATCTCGCTGGGATTATCCGGATGAGATTGCAGGGGAATCACCCCGTCGCAGCAGTTATAATGGGGTTTGACAAATCGAGTCTTCCACTGCCCACATACACCGCTTTTTGGCCCCACCGGCACCAGCTGCACGCTGTCTCCGTACTCCCTACGGGCCGCCTCCAGATCATACCCCCTGCCGCCCTGATAGACGGCATAGAGGGTATCGCAGGGCGGCGGCGTCCCCTCAACGCAGCACACGTCCAGGTGTTTATCGACATCCTCGGCAGTCAAAACCTCCTCGCCGGAGCACGGCACATATTTTTCGAGTACACTACGTGAACCCACCTGGTGCCGCCCCGGGGGGATATCGTCCCAGGTGTCCGGACAGGGAACGTCCTCTTCTGTGGTATACCCCTGGCCGGAATTTTTGCCCGAGCAACGGCACAACACCCGGTGGTAGACCCGCTCATAACAGCTATAGGGCTTGTCCGGCACATCGATAATTGTCTGGCCTGAGCAAGCCAGCCGCTTGGCCACCGAATCCATGGACTCATCGACCTCCGGCGGGGTCAGTTCCAACCCGTAGATCTCCCCGGCATAGAGGCCAGTAACTTGGCATTTGCCCGGTTTGTTGTCCGTATCCCTGGGGACCTTGATCTCGATGAGATCATAGCCGCTGTTGTACTCGGTGAGCAGGATACCGGTCACGGTGCGGGGGAAAACCAGGCGGGCACCGTCGACGGTGACGGTGGGCGGCTGCAGGGTGGCGCCGGTTGCATCGGCTACCGAGCTCCACAGATAACGGAAGTCGCCCTGCACCGGGTAGTCGAGATCGGCATAGCGGGCGGCCGAAATGGTGACCACCTGCTTGCGCCGTTCGTTGAGGATAGTGATGCCCTGCTGTTCGCCGTTGTCGAAAATCAGTTTATAGGGTTCCGCCGGGTGCGAGCGGTAGACCCGCAACAGCAGGATATCGCAGCCGGCGCTGTCGCAGGCTGCGAAACTGAGACGGGTGTGAACGACATCCCAGTATTGCTGCTCATCCACCGGCGGCTCCAGGTTGCCCTCCTCGTCGACCGGGGGCTCCTCGCCGCCCTCCGGCGGAGGATCGATGCAGGGGTTGCGATCATAGAGGGTATCGAGCAGATCGGCGGCCTCGCCGATGGTTGCGGAATCGTCCGGCAGGCCGTCCTGCTCCAATTTGAGCCAGTAGCTGCCGGGAATTAGGGCGAGGGGGCCGTAGGCGGCGATCAGTTGGGCGCTCATTTGCTCTTCACCTTGACTACGCCGAGCTCGTTACCGGTGCAGGTTGAATAAAAGAGCAGCCACCACGGGTCATCCAGATGACCAAACGCGCCCTTGAGACTGCCGTCCTCGCACAGGGCCAGATAGTCCTCGACGCAGGGCGGGATCTCCAGAGGGAGCTCCTCGGATTGCAGTTCTCCCCGGCTCAGCCAGGTGGCCTGAATGGTGTTTTGCAAATTCTCGATTTTATAGCCGGTGTAGTTGATTTGGCCGTCCTCGCCCTCGCCGGGCTCGAACTTGGTCAGGCTCATGGTGATGCGGTGACGGTAGCCCTGGGCCCTGCAGCGCACGCGCAGCACGCAGGTGCAGGCGACGGAGAGATCCACCAGGCCGGCGGCGTAGCTCACCTGCGGCCGGGCGATTTGGCGGCCCATCTCGTTATAGGCCTCGGTCTGGAAATCGTACTGGATGCCCGCGGCCAGATAGCCCAGCTCCCGGCTTTTTTGCTGGTCGAAAACCAGGTCGAACTCTTTTTCGGCCTCGTCATAGACGCCCGGGCCGATGACGCCCAGCCCGGCGGAGAGCCGGTAGGACAAATCCAGGGCCGAGGGAAACACGTAAAAATCCAGGGGCACGGTGACCACCCCGTCGACGCTGATCGTGGCCGGACAGGAAGAGGCGCGGTAGAGATGGGCGGATAGGCCCGAAATGACGTAGTACCACATGGCGGTCAGATCGGAGAGCCCGGCCAGCTGTGCCTCTTTCGATAACGGCTCTTGCCAGAGTTTGAGCCAGTGCTCCGGCCCGAGATCGTCCGGCCGGGCGCCGTAGGAGGCAGTCAAATGAGCGCTCATCTCAGACCCCCGTCACGGTGTCGGATATCAGCTCATGGGGATCGCACCAGTTATAGACGGTGGTGCGGTCGGCATGGGGATCGGGCCAGTTGGGCGGCTCGTCGTCCGGAGCGCCGATGATGGTGCCGCCGCCCTGGCCGCATTCGCCGTCGAGCTCCTCGGCTCCGGGCGGCGGTTTGATGATCAGAATTTCTGGCGGTCCTCCGTCATAGACACCGTAGGCCACCGAGGAGTAATGATTTTCGACGGCCTCGGTTCGCTTGGACACGGCCAGGGTATAGACGTGGCGCTCGGCCAGGGTGGTGAGATTGACGGTACCGTAGACCTCGGCATCGACCAGGATATGGCGGCGGTCGGCCGAGACCCGCAGGGTGGGAGGCGGCACCACGGAGAGCTGGGCGTTATGACAGGCGCCCTGCCAGGCCATCGAGACGATATCCGTGGCCGGATATTTGAGATCGATGGTGCGGTTGAGTTTGACCTTGATGGTTTCCTGCATCTTGGCCGCTTCCTCGCGCCGCTCGCCCAGTTTGCCGTGAGTGACCCGCAGCCGGTAATTGAGGCCTGGACGCAGGGGATAGACATAGAGCACGGTGAGATAGCGGCCGTCCTGGATGCCGCAGTCGTAAAACGGCTTGTATTTTTCGTTATCGTAGATCAGCCCGGCCAGATAGCTCACCATGGCAAAACGGGAGAGCCCGCCGACATAAGGCATCCAGTCGAGCTGCTCGATGATCAGCAGATCTACGGGCACGGCGCGGCCATGCCCGTAGGCGGCAATGAGCTGATTGGCCATTACGCCGCCTCGACCCGCTGCACCAACCAGATACTGTTGGAATTGGTGACCGCGGCATCGGCCGGATTAACGTGTTTCTCCCAGACCGGAGTCGCCGCCGGATGGGTGGTGAAAGAAAACGTATCGCCGCCCGCCAGGGTCAGGCCGTCGAAAAAAGCGGCCGGAATCTTGAGCAGCGGCTTGGCCCAGTCGCCGTTGAGCGGGGCGAATTCGGCAGAGATCAAACTGGAGCCGACCGCGCCCAGGGTGTCGCCCACCAGGGTGTAGTTGGTGGCATCGGACATGGTGCCGACCCAGTCCTGCTCGATGGTGCCGATATTGTCGAGGATGATAGCGCCAAAATCACCGGCAGCGCCGCCCGTGGAACCGGTATCGCTGATGGTGCACTCGACATCGTCATCGGGCAGATAGACCATGGAGACCAGCACCCCGGCGGCAAAAGTGTAGCTCAACGCCTCGGCAAAATGCAGGGTCACCTTGTTGTCGACCACCACCGGCGCCTGGTCGACGGTGAGATACTGCTCGTTGCCGGCAAGATTAAAGCGGGCCTTGCTGGTGACCCGCAGCTGCCCGCCGTTAAAGGGCAGCGCCGCCTGGGCCGCATTTTTAAAAACGATGGTCAGAGACTGGCTCACCCCGGCGGTGATCTCGGCATCGAGAGTGCCGGCGGCATAGCCTTGCGCTCCGGTAAAGGGATCGTCCGCTTCGGTATCGCGCTGGGTACCCGGATAAAACAGGCAATAGTCATCGCCCTGGGCGGCATCGCCGTCGTAAAAAACTTTAGGATTGCGCCCGGCCCCATCGGCATCGTCGTGGCATTTGAAAAACCCTTTCTCTATCTCGACCGTCTCCCCCAACCGCGCCGCCGAATCGACATGCACGAAAAAATCACCCGGCAACCCGGACACCACTTCACTGCCGCTCATCCGCCCGCCGTTGGTATTGTCGCCTGCCCGCGTGGTCGCGTAAAAATATCTGATATCACCTGCTAACATTGTTCACCTCACACTATAAGTAGCGTTATTGTTCCTATATAGAGATCGTCTCCGTCCGGATCCGACCTGCGGAACACCGGCTCGACCTCGACGTCCAGCACTTTGACCCGCCATTGACCGGTGTGATGGGTAAAATCGACTTTCTCCCGGGAGGCCCGCAGGGCATTGATAGCGTCTATCTGCGCGCCGGTGAAGGAGCCATAGAGATAATCGCCTTCCATATAGGCCTGGAGCTGCAGCTCGACCCCGGCGACAATCACCAGCGACTGATCGACATAGCCGCCGTCGAGCAGATGGCGCACCGATCCGGCCCGCACCGCCAGCTTCTTCAGGTTCGGGATCCGCAGATTGTCATCCAGATCCGCTATGGCACCAAGCACCGTCATGACCGCCTCCTCTTGATGCGTTCGATTTCATCCATCATTAGTTGCACATTCCTCCGTGCCGTCGACCGGTCCATGGGCGATACCGCCCCGGAGAAATTGGCGTGGATGGTAATGGTATCGCCGCCGCCAGCGCCAGAACCGCCAACCACCGCGCCGCCCCCGGCCAGCAGCTGCGCCGAGGGGAGGGACGGCAGGCTCATTCGGCCGACGATGCCGCCCAGGTTCATGCGCTGGCCGATCTTGCGGGAGAGTTCCGCCGGGTCGATGTTGAAGCGCTCCATGATCATGGCGATGAATTCACGGTAGCGCCCGGCATGGAGGGTGCGCAGGGCATCAAGACCCAGATCGCGGGAGCGGAACTTGTCGAACATGTACTCGCCGTCCTCGGCGATGACATGGCGGCGATCGCCGCCGCCGAAGCCGGGGAAGGCACCGCCTGAAAGCATATTGCGGAAGGCCACCGCGCCGCCGTTTGCCATGCGCCTGGCCGTACCGATCAGACCGCCCAGGGCCTTCTGCGCGATTTCCTTGACATAGACTTTTATATGCCGGTCCTTGGTCAGCTCCTTCAGCCGTTTTTCCATCTCGTCTACAGAGCGACCGCCGTCTTTTAAAAAATCGTCCCAGGCGCTATTCCACTGCGTATTAAATTCGGCCGATTTGGCCGCCAAATCCTCGGCCTGTTTGACCACCTCGCCGAAGGCCTTGGCTACCTCGGGCATCTCCTCGGCCAATTTGCCGCCACTTTCCTTATTGAGGGCGTCGGCTGCTTTTTTGGTGGCCTCTTCCTGCTCTTTCTTGATATCGAGGATCTGCTGATTTATTTCCTTGACCGACTTCAGCTTTTCCTTGATATTGTCCTGCTTCTCGGCCTCGCTGGGACCGTTCTTTTGGGCGGCGACCAGTTGCTGATAATCCTCCAGCGCCTGCTTGTAGGCGGAGCGTTTGGAGAATACATTGTGCTGCTTCACTTCTTGCCGGGCCAACTCCAGTCTTTGCCGGGCCGCCGCCACCTCTTCCTTACTGACCTCTTTGGCATCGGTACTCATCGACATAATGAGTCCCTTGGCCCTGCTCAGCAGCGCAATCTGCTGCTTCCAGCCATCTCCACCGGCCCGGCCCGCCTCGGCGGCCAGCCGCTTGATCTCGGCCACTTGGTCGAGGATGATCTTCCGGCCCCGCTCATCCCCCACCAATTCAATCTGGATGCGGGCCTCTTCCTCGGCAAAATCCAGCTTGTCGGAACTGATCTCATCCTGGAGGCGTTTTACTTCATCGGCGTAGTCCTTATACGCCTTTTTCATTTCGTCGGTGGCTTCTTTCAGGGCTTTGGACTGCATCCGGGCGGAGTCCTGGCCGCTTTTGGCCATCTCACCGGCGCCTTTCTTCCATTCGCCGGTCAGCTTGTCATAATGGATCTTGCCGTCCTTGACCGCCTGGTTCAGCTCATCCATGGAGGTGACGACGACGCCGGTCGCATCCGAAACCTCCCGCAGCTTGGCCGCAATTTCCCCTTCGTTTTTGGTAATAACAGCCTGGATCGCTGCCGTATCCTTCTGCAGCTGTTTGATCTCCTTATAGTTGGATATCAACTTGCTTATACTGTAGACGGCATAGACGGCTGCGGCTGCGATAGCTAATAAAAGAACACCGTGCGGACCCAGGGCGGCAAGGGCGCCTATGGCCGCTACCCGTAAGCGGCCGAGCCAACCGACAACGTTCATCCCCGTCATCGCCGCAAAACCGGCATTCAAGGCCAGCAGCTGTTTACCGATCAGTAGCGGCAGGCCGACCAGCACCTTCAGGGCACCGCCGAACAGGATAAAGGACGTGGTCCATTTAGCCAAGAAAGGCAGGGCCGGCCCCATGGCATCGACCAGGATTCGCATGGCCTCGGCGAACATCACAATCGCCTCGATCACCGCGGCAATGGTATCGGCCAGAGTTTCCAGATAGCGCTCCATATCCTCCTTGGTGATACCGGCGATAAAGGAAGAAATGGCCTGATCGGCCGAGGCTAGGGCCGCCATGATGCGCTCGTTGAAGGTGAACTCGGTGCCGTCTATTTCGACAATGACATCGCGCATGTCGAGGAACAGCTTTTTCATTGCGGTAAAGCCGCCTTCCAGCCCCTTGCCCAGCCCCATCTGCACGGCATCGCCGAGATTCGAGAGGGCGCCGGTCCAGGTTTTGGCCATGTCCTCACCGGCAACGGCAAATTCTTCCAGCCGCCCTTTGAGATATTCAAAGAGCTGTCCGGAGGCGGCCATCTCCTTAACTTTCTCGTTGGTGATGCCAAGAGCCTTGGCAACCCTGGAGTTGCGATCTATGGTGCCGTCGAGTATTGACCTGATTTCCTGTCCGAGCTGATCCATGGGCAGCGAGATCGCCGCCGCCGCCTGAGTCATCAGACTGACAAATCTCACTACCTGTGCCGGATCGAATCCACGCTTGAAGGCAGGGCCGGCTCCTTCCTGTAGGGCAACCAGCAACTGCTTGTACGTGGCGACTGTTTTCAGCCCCTCTATCTGCAGCTGCCGCTGGATGTCGGCAGCTACATCCATTGAGGCCTCATACGTATTGACCCCGGCCGGAAAATCGTTAAATGTCCGCACCAGCGCCGCCAGCCCGATCTGCGACTGTTCAACGGTCGAATTAAAACTCACCGCCGAGCGGCCGGCACTGCCGAGCAAAAAACCGCCGCCGACCATGGCCACCACCTGGCCGATGGTCGACTTCAGCTCTCCGGCCGTGGCATTGAGCCGCCGCATCTCCTCGCGATAGGCCCGCACGCCGCGCCCGCCGGTCTGAAACGCCGTCCGGCTCTTCCGCATCGCCCCATCGATAACGCCGCCCATCTGCTTAGCGGCATTACCGACGGCAGCGGTACCGGCCGTAAAGGCGGCGCTGCTGAGCTTGATCAGTATCTCAATGGCGGCGTTTTTCATCGGGAACCTTACTTACTTCTTATTACCGGCGAGGGTGTCGAGGGCGAGGAGGAAGAATCCCCATCCATAATGCCAGGCACCTTCGCCATGGCCTCGCTGAATAAGGTGGCAAACGCAGGCGGCAAGTTCTTCAGCACTTCTTCGCCGAGCTGCGGCAAGCTGTTCAGGGCTTTGCCCGCCAACTCCGTCAGGGTGCGCTTGAGGCCGAGTTTGTCGGCTATTCCCAAAAAAGAGGAGTTCACCTCCATGGCCCCGTCGACCAGCTGCTCGATCTCCGAGGCATACAACCCCTGCAGCTGCTCGGGGCTCAGATCGATGCAGTCCAGCGCCAGCGCCGTCAGCTCGCCCATCTTATCCTCGGCCAGCATCGCCTTATACACGCCATAGGGCGATACTTCCTTAATGGTCACTTCCTTTTTGCCCGCGACCTCCAGGGGCAATACCTTCACTTTTCGCATTCCTGGTCTCCTGTTTTTAACAACGCTTTAAAGATCGATTAAATTGGGGCCCATCAACTGAGCCAGATATGATCCATCGGCTCACTCTTGCCGCTCGGCGTCTCGAGAGATCCCTCGAAAGTCACATCGACAAACTCGGTGCCGATCAATGAAAACTCGGAGGTAGGCGCCAGCCGCATCTGGTAAATGTCGCTGATGAAGTTCCGGCCGTCGGCAAAGTTACTGCCGTCGAGCTTGATGCGGATCCGCACGTTGGACTTGGTCATGCCGGTCATCCGGGTACCGGCCACCGCCTCATAGGTCGGCGTGATCTTGCAGACCTCGCCGCTGGGAATACCCCCGGTGGAGAGGACCTTGATCATGCTCAGGCGCAGATTGAGTTCGTAATCGTCGCCGATATCGTAGGTGGTAACCCCGGTGGGGTCCTTAACCACGGCGGAGTCCAGCATGACCCCGCCGATTTCCACCCATTTATCAAAGATGGTGGTAACGTCCTTTTCCGCCGCCGCCCCGGCGTTTTGGGTGTAGGCCGCATTGGTGCCGAAAAATGCGGCTGCAAACAGCGCCTGGCTCAACTGATTAAAAGTAATCTTGGCAGTCATCGGCTTGGGCATGGTGGCACTGGCGATAACCTGGCCGTAGTTGCTCCGCCCGGTACCGACCTGTTCTTTTCTATCCGAGTCGGGTTTGGGCACGAACTCGGTACAGTTGCCCTGCAGGGCCAGTCCGGTTGCGGCGCCGACATCGGTTAAAATGTCGACATAGGCATCGGCTGCGCCGATAAAACTAAACGGGGTATCCATAATGTTCTCCTATTGAGGGCTGACGCCCGTCATGAATCGATAACATCCGGCATAACCTCCATGGTCAGCCGAACCGAATAGATAAGCAGGGTATTTTGCACACCCTCCAGTTTGATCAGCGGGATCTTGGCGGGCAAGACCCCGCCGCTCTCCAGGGCGCGCCAGCCCAGCAGTCCTTTGCGCACCGCGTCGATACAACCGCCGATGGTGGCCTGCCCGCCGCCGACACCCAGGGCCGAGGCCGACAGCATCACGTCCCAGGCCAGCTCCCGCTTGACCGGTTTGTCGCTCTTTTCCTTATCGGCGGCCAGAAAAATCGCCGCCCCCGGAGGCGTCTGCAGAATCTGCCGGGTAATGGTCTGCTCGACCGCCCGAAACACCTGCAGGCTTTCAAGTTTCGCTTTAATGGCCAGGGCAATGGTATCGATCATCACAGCCCCCGCATGGTCTTACGGGTAAAGATCCGCTCGTTGCCGGAGACCAGGGCGCTGTTGCTCTCATCGCCGCTTGCCGCGGTGCTGGGAGCGATGCCGATCCCGGCCTTGCCCTCTTGAACCCTGCGCAGATAAACCAGCACCTGTTTCTGCCGCTCGCCGATACTCTCGGGCATCTCGATATGCGGCCGACGGCTGTAGAGGTTATAGATGGCCAGATCGACGGCAAAGAGCCGGATCAGATCCGGTACCGGAGCGGCAAAGGGCACGGTGTAGCGGTCGCCGCAATGGACATCGATCAGGGCACCGGCATTGGTCAACGCCCGCTCGACCACGGTGGCATCCACCGCCCCGTTCAGCTCGTCATCACTTAGGGCGATCAGCGTGGCCTCGTCAATTTGATCGAGGATATCGGCGAGTACGGCATACATGATTTACTCCTGCCTCAACTCTTTGCGCCTGGCTAAAAGGGCATCCAGTACGCTTTTACGGTCCTCTCCTTGGTACAACACATCGAGAGACTCGATGTCGCCCGCTTCCTTGACCAGTTTGATGGTATCCCTGGCGTTGAGACCGTGGGGAATACCCTGGACCTCATCCTCTACGATCTCGACAATCAGCATCGGCTCACCCTGCAGGATGTCGAGCTCCTCCAAACTGAAACGGTCATCGGCATAACTCTGCGGCTGGGTACTGTGAGCCATGCCGCAGCGCCGAAATCCGTCTTGTTTACTGGTAATTTTGATCATGCGGTAATCCTCTTCGATTATTTTAAAGAAGGCCGGCCGCTGCCGGCCTCCAATTTATCGACCGTTATCTGGGCAATCAGCCGGCGCCGGTCGAGGCGGCAGACAACTGCCACAAAACGACGCCTACCGCGCCCCGGGCCTCGGCGCCGTATTTGAATTTTTTACGCATGAACACATCGTCGCTGTCCGGATTGGTCTGCTGGACAAACACCGGCGCCTTGCGTTCCTGGTAGAGAAACGGCTTCAGCGGCCGGTTGGTGACATGGAGCATGTACATAGTGGCACTGGTCAGCCGGGGATTGACCTTGACCGTACAGGTTCCCTTATAGGGGTTGGGACTGTTGTCCTGCAGCTTGTCGGAGGTGGCGATGATGTTGCCGACACCCTCCAGGGCCGGCGGGACCTCCAGCAAATTCGGCATCAGGCCGAGCGGCCTCCCCTCGTCATCGGTGAAATTCATGATGGCGTGGCGCAGGGCGCCATAGCTCGCCTCGACCGCCGCCAGGGTCGCCGCCGACAATGCCGCGGTGAACTTATTGGAGACGGAGGCGACCGGCACTTCGATGCCGTTGCCGACGGGATGGTCGGTGTCGTAAAAATACTGATTGTCATAACACTTGGTGGTCATGATGGCGTTCTTCAGATCGGCGACCAGCTCATCCGGCAACTGCTTGGAACTGTAGCCTGCTTCCTGGGCCATGGGGCCATAAATCCCGAGATTATCATCATCGATATCATTGCGGTCGACCTCGACGGTGGCCTCGAAATCGTCATTGACGATCACGTAGCCGAACGCAGCCAACGATTTGATGACCTTGTCGCCCAGCCACTTGCGCATCTTGGGGAAGCGGCTCATGAAATTGTAATTGTTCTGGCTCGATCCGCTGGGCACCTTCATTGTGGTCGCTTCCCAATCGGACGGGGCGGCCTCGAACGCCTTGTTGAAAGTGGTCTTGATATTGACAAAGACCCCCTCCAGGTTTGCCTTGTTGACTATCATATTTGCATCTCCTCGTAGATATTGTTGTTTAGCCTCGGATAATTGCTGTTAGCCGACCGTGGTCAGGGCTGCGCCGTCGTTGACGATCAGCCTCCACACCAGGGCGCCGCCCACCTGTACCGCCGCGAGAACGACGGTATCTCCGGCATCGCCCATGGTGATGGTGTTGTTGCCGGTCTGGTTGATGGCCGCGGCCACGGTGATCACGGCATCTCCGCCGTCGACGTCGAGACTGATCGCCAGCTTGATACCGGCCTTGCCCGGAATTGCCAGCGTCCTGGTATCGTCGACACCGGTAGTGGTAATGGCCACCGTGCCGGATCTGGTTACCGGGATCGCTCCGCCGTCTCCGGGGTCCGCAATGGCCACCGCCGCCTTGGGCAGAATCTCGGCGATCACCGCCTCGACGGTAGTCTGGGCGGTAAGACCTGCCGCATCCGCCAGGCTGACCGCACTGGCCGCATGGGCGCCCGTGGTGTCGGCGATATGCGTGGCGACATCGGCTTGGATAATCGCGGGCTCGACATCGATCCAGGCCAGGTTGGCCGAATGATACTCGGCGATGACGCCACAAAAGATGCCGTTGCTGACGTTGCCGATCAAATCGACGGTCACATCGTCCACCAGAAATACCGCGTCGCCGACATTGGCAACGGTGATGGCGGTGCCTAGGTTGAACAGGTACATACCCCGGCGCCTGACGGTGGCGGAGATATCCCCGGCGCCGCCTCCGGTGTTGTCGGCCCGGTCATCCGCCACTCCGGCGAAGATCAGCCCGGCCGTATCGCTGCCGGGGTTGAGATAACCGGCCGCATTAACGGCGGTAAGGGTCCCGCCGAAGATGCAGTCATTGGCGACCACCGGCAGGGTATGCGCTTTCCCCTCCCGTATGGGGGTGTTGCGATCCTGAATTGCTGCTGTCATATCAAACCTCTTTGTAGATGGTTAAAGGTGTCGTTCCCGATTGCCGGGGCCGCTTCGGCGGGCTTACCTGCCGTACTTGGCTAGATCTTCGGCCGAATTGCCGAACATATCGGCTATCTTTTTTTGCTCGGCATTGAGCGCCTTTTTGCCCTTCTCCGGATCCTTGCCGTCCAGATTGCTGTCGCCCGCAATTACCGGCGCCGCGGCACAATATGCCTTGAAGAGCGCCAGTCCGCCTTCTTGCCGGCACTGCGCCTTGTGATAGTCGACCGTGGCCGGGGTGATCTTGCCCTCTTTTAAAGCGGCGTTAATGGCCGTATCGACATCGGCATCGAGACGATCTTTTTCGATCTGAATGAGTTTGGCCTCGGCGTTGCTTGCCTTGGCGATGGCCGCGTCGAAATCGGCACGGGGCACGAACTTGTCGAGACCGGGGTTCTGGGCGCTGTTTTGCGCCGTGGCCAGCTCCGCCTTCAGGGTGCCGACTTTTGCCAAGGCCACGGCTTCCGTGGTTTCCGCCGGTAGCCCTAGGGCCGCCAGCAAAGCTTTTAAAAACATACTATCCTCCTCTTTTGGGAGATGGTCCCCCTGTTCACTGTTGAGTGCCGGCAGCCTGAAATTAGGCTGATTAGTCAAGGCCACCGACGTTAGCCCGGCGATGACGCCGCTTTTCGGATTGTAAAGGATGACCGGAGAGAGATACCGGTATTCCTTTTCGCCAACCAGCTGCCGTCCGGCAGCGTTCCACTCCACCCGGCCCCAGATCTGGCCGTCCCGCACCTCAAGCTCCTTGCCCCATGCCATGGCCGGAGCCGGTTCGCCCTTGGGCGCCTTATGTTCGGTGGCGTGCTCGATATCGACGGGCAGATCGCGGTCCAACGTGCGGAAATACTCGATGACGGCTCCGGGGTCGCTGTTCAGCCATTTACGGCCGTCGCGGCCCAGCACCTCTCCGGCGGGCACCAGCTGCACCCACTCGGGCACGTCGCCGTCCGTTTGTGCTATCTCGAAACTGTTTGCCGCGATTCCATGTTTCAGCATTGCCACCTCTCTTTCGATACCCCGTTTAAACCATGTTTAATCTTTCGCCTGTCGCAGACACACCCCCGTGCCCGAGCGTCGAGGCCAGCACCTGCCATTATGAGCGCACAGGGCATTTTCGAGCGTCTTATTCCCATGTCGCTATTTCCTCCCGCACCATCTCCATTATCCAGACCCGATCCTGCTCGGCCAGGGCCAGACCGGCGCCCTCGTTCATGGCCAGATACTCACGGGCCGGAATAGTGACCTTGCGGCCGCGCCCGGCCTTGCCCCCCAGTTGCTGAATGGCGTCATAGGGGATCGAGCCCGAGGTGCCGATGGTGACGGAATCTTTCTCCGCCTGGAAATGGACCGATCCTTCCAGATCGCCAGACTCGCGCAAAATCTTCTTGCCCTGCAGATAGCGCTTGCCCTTGACGGAGAGCCCGCCGTTCTTCTTCCAGCCTTTCTTTTTGCCCAGTCCCATCATCAGGGTGGCTGCCGAGAGCGGCTGCCAGGGGGTGCCGTCCGGAGCGGATTCGGCGCGGAAGTTCTGCAGCACCGATCGCTCGTAAAATGCGCCGATCCTGGTCATGGTCGGCTTCATATCGCCGATATGCTGCCGCAACCGGGTGAGCAGCTCCTCGACCTCATGATCGTCTATGCGGTGAGTAAAGTTCATATCAGTTCACCAGCGTAAGAGACAGCAGCATATTGGCGCCCGCGCCCAGCCGCAGAGAGGCGTTGAAAACGCGGCCCTCGACCTCCATCTCGAAACGGCGCTCCCGGCCGCTGCCGGAGACCTTCCCGTTATCCATCACCCCCGAAACCCTGCGGTATTCCTCCACGCCCATACCGGCACGCAGCGATTCCGCCGCCAGCCACACCGTCTGACTCTGAGCGCCCAGATCGGCCATCCTCGCCGATGACAGCACCGCCACCGGAAAATCACCGGAGATCTTCTTATTTACAAAACGCTCGAAAGCGGGCTCCCGTAAAAAGCGAGCCATCCATGCCCGGGCGATATCGTTGGGTAAGCTCTCCATCTTATCGGTCAGGGCACGGTAGCCCCTGGCCGTACCGCCGCTCTGGCCGACGTTATAGTCCCAGCCGTTATCCGGCTTGGTTGCCCAGTCTCCCGGCCGCGTCTTTAATTCACTCGGCAGGGCGTTATATTCCGCCTCCGTGGCGGCCACCGCCCGGCAATGGCACCTGAAACCGTTGGGCGGATAGTTGATAGTCCAGAAGGGATCGTGGATCGGCAGGGTCAGATTATCGAGCGCCATATGATTGAGGCGGGGATTGGCCTGGCCGTCCAGGTGCAGATAGGTCAAATAGCCGATATTGCCTGCCTCAAACTGGCGCCAGCGTCCGGCCTGATAGGCCGTGGTGATATTGGTGCGCCAGATCAGATCGGATCTCCAGGCCGCGCCGCCGCCCTTGAGCTGCCAGCCGTAGCGCTCCACCAGCGGCCGGAACTTCTCGCGGAATTCGCGGATATCCATGCCGCCGGCAATGGCCTTATCGGTCATGCGCCTGAGCTCGGCCAGCAGCTCGGCATGATAGGCCCCGGCGCTGGTAAAGGCCTTGGCATGGGCCGCACCGGAAAGCTCATCCCAAAACGAGCTCTCGATGGTGAGCTTGTCTCGAAAAAAATCGGAGGCCTCGCCGAAGGGCAAACTGAAGATGCGTCTGAATTCGGCGGCGTTCATTCGTCCATCACCTCCGCGCGTCCCGCCAGATCGGCCAGCAGCTCCAGCCGGGCCATGGCCTCGGCCAATTGCTCCGGGTCGACGGCGGCATAAAGATCGATCAGCCGCTCGCGGAACTCGTCAAGATCCTCAACCGAATCAAGCAGCTCTGCAGCCGCCTCGATCATCGCGCCTGCAGGCTCGGCGATCCCGGCCGTAACAGCGTCAAAGAGCAGCTCCTCGACACCGCGCTCCCCCTGGAAGCTGTTGGCGGCAGGAACCACCGGCGCCTCGGCCGGAGCCGGAGGAACCGGAGGAACCGGAGCAGGCGCTGCCGGAGCGCCGAGGATTTCGGCATCGTCGGCGGGATCGGGGATGTTCAGTTTATCGCGCACCACCGACTGCTCCACTCGCAACCCCAGCGGCACCAGTTTTTCCAGGGCCGTCACCAGTACCGTCAAATCCTCGTTTTCCACGGCCCGCAGCAGCAGCTCGGGATATTCTGCCTGCGGCCCGAAATTCAGATCGATAAAGGGCCGGACCAGATCGCGGTTGATGGTCTCGGACAGTTGGGAGGCATCGTCGTCGCGGATATCCGATCTCACCTCGGACTGGGCTTCGTCGCCGCCCAGTTTGCCTGGTGTCCCTTGCGTGGTCGCCGATTGGCCGAGGATACCCCGGCTCACCTGGACATCGAGCCAGTCCGCCATTTTCTGGAAGAGGCTGTCGCCGCCGGTAACCTTGCCGCTTTCGACAAAATCGATGATCATCGACTCGGGGATCACCGCCGCCGCGTCAGAGCCGAGATTGGCCACCGCCATCTTCAGGATCTGGATATCCTCCTTCAGCGCTCCGGAAGGGTACTTGCCCAGGCGCAGCGGCATGCCGAATACCTCGGCGAAGGCCATCCAGTCCTTGATCGTGTAATTCTTGAAAAGATAGGCCCAGGCCGCCACTCGGGCGATCCCGCCGCGTATGGGCAGGCCGGTTTTCAGATGGGGCAAATGAACCAGATACTTGTAGCCGGCCAGCTCGATACCCTCGACCATATCGGCCTCATCGAGCAGCCTGATCTTGCGCCGCGAAGTGCGATCGAAGGTGAAGAAACGCGGATCGCGCCACTCATAGCGCGCCGGCAGCCACTGGGTGCCGCGATCCCACATGATCTCGCAGACCGAATAACCCTTGCCCAGGGCATCGAGCAGATCCTTGAGCAGCGAGCGGAAACCCGGGCGCTTGACCAGGGCGCGAACCGCATCGGCCCGCTTGATATCGCCGGCCTCGTCACTGGCCGATTCCACCACCACCGGCAGCGAGGCCACCGCCAGACGGCGCTTGGACATCTCGCAGCGATAATGGAGATCGCGTTCCTCCATCTCCTCGGCCAAGGTCAGATAGTCGCCCGCATCGCCCTGGGCCGCGTTGGCCATCAGATTGGCCAGCCGGGCAGGGGTCAGCCCCCCGGTCACCTGCTGGTCCCAGACGGTGCGCACTCCGGAGAGCGTCGGCGCGGCCAGCTCTTTTTTAAGCTGCGCGCTTTGCACGGGATTGCCCCGATGATCGAGTATCGCCATTACCATGCCCCTCGTATTGCGCCGAAACCGGCGGTGGCCCTGATCGGCCGCTGATGATCGTCATCGTCCTTGGCCTCGCGCGGCTTCACCGACTCGTAGCCGTATTCGCGCTCGCCTTCCTGATAGGTGGCATGGCAGACCATGGCCCCGGAGATACCCGAGTCGCCGTGCCGGTTCTTCTTGTCGCTGCCCGGTGTCCCGCTCTCGGGCAGGCGGGCCACGCCCTTGATCATTTTAAAGGCCCGGTGGTCCTCGATAATATCGGCGTCCTTGGGTAGCAACCAATTCTTGTCTTCAAACCAGGCCTTGTATTTAGGCATGATATCCCGGTACCAGCCCTCGGTGATCATCACCTGACTGATCCGGTCGGAACCGTATTTCTGCATGGCCCGCTCCGCCAAATACTGGCCGTTGCCGCGGGCATCGAGAGAGGCGTGCTTGAAGCGGGGAAACCGGTCGATGATATAGTAGAGGATCTGCTCTTGCTGCTGGAACGGCATATTGCGCAACTCCAGCACGAAGAGAGCGGCCCATTTGGCGTTCTGTTGCTCCTGGGCAGGTGTCATCACCGTCAGATCTCCGGTCCTGGCGAAGTCCTCGCCGAAAACGCACTGCCGTTTGGGATCAAGCCCCGTCAACAACGGTGCCAGATAATCCTCGCACCAGGCCTCCACCTCGGCCTGACGGATATGATCGGGCAGCTCGCTGAAAGCGTCGCTTTGCTCATAGCGGATCACCGGGATATCCTCGGACATGCAGCCCTCGATCATGGTCCGGGACAGGAAGGTGCCGCCGCCCTTGGAGGGGATAACGTCCAATTCCTCGGCCGCGTCTTCACCGTAAGAGTCACGGATCGCCTTGCACCAGGCATCCTCGCCGTCCTGGGTCCATTCTTTTTTCTTGACCAGGCAGATGCGCTTATACAGCCCCTGGGCCACGGCATCGTCAAAGGTGATGCGGTGCAGGCTGTAAGGTTTCTTCCCGGCCCTGATTTCCTTGATCAGGGTGTTGAACTCGTTTTCCTCGCCGTCATGGGTGGAGATGATGCGCACCTCTCCGCCCCACATCAGCAGCGCCATGGCCGCCTTGATCAGCGCTTTTAAATCATCGTGGAACGCGGCCTCATCGATCACCACCCGGCCCGCCTTGCCGCGCAGGTTTGACGGCCGGGAAGACAACGCCACCACCTTATGGCCGCTGGCGAAATTGAGGCGGAAGGTGAGGATATCCTTGTCGCCGTCCTTGAACACCTCTTCCTCGACTTCCCCGGCTATCAGATCATATTCCTTGGCCCACTTGGCGCACTCGGAGATAAACTCCTCGGCCATGTCCTTGTTGTAGCCGATGTACCAGACGTTATCGCCGTCCACCGAGGCGGCATAGAGCGCATCATCGCCGGACTCAGACCAGGTCAGGCCGATACGCCGGGATTTCTCGCATACCTTGACCGGTGTCTGATCACCGGCCCAGGCCTGCTGGTAGGGGAGGAAAATATGTGGCGCCGCTGCCGTCATGTATTGATTCCCAGGATTCGCTGCTTGATATTCTCGACCATGTCATTGGACAATCCGGCCTTCTTCACTTCGCGCTCGACTTCCTCGGCGACCCGCTGCGTCTTCTCCATCTTGTCCCAGCGCTCCAGCAGACTGCCGATCTTCGACAGCGTATCCATCATCGGGGCGCTGCGTTCCCTGGCACTCAATCCTTCCAGGAAGAGGAGCTGATCTTCAAAGAGATCGCGCAGGCGCTGGATATTGCCTTTCTTCTGCGCCCTGGCCCGGTCCCACTCGTCCATATCCTGGCCCGGCACCAGCGTCTCCGCCTTCCAGCGCGACAGTGAGGTCACCGAGACGCTCAGCTGTTTCTCTATTGCCGACAGATTATGCCCCTCGGCATAGAGCCGCAGGGCCTGGGGGCCGAGGATGGCCTTGTCGCCTTTACTTGCCAAGAGCGGCCTCCAGTTCCCAGATTTTGCGTTGGACGGTGAGCAGCTCGGCCTGCTTCATCATCAGATCGTCCATATAGCCGGCCGCCCGGGATACCTCCATATCCTCGATCTCATTGAGCTCCGGGACCAGGATATCGCCGATGGATCGGCACAGTCCCTTGGCCTCCACCTGCAAATTGGTCTGATCGATCCTGAGCTGGCTGAGTTTGATCTTCAGCTGGGTCATCGTTTTATTCACCACTGGGCGTGCTCCTTTCCCGGACGATGGGGCAGAAATGATTGTTATTGATTTTCTCGACCAGCTTGGTCATGGCCTGGGTACTGAGGTGGATCACGCCCTGCAGGCCGTCGGCGGTTTTGTCATAGTTCTTGACGAGCAAGACGTTGTCTTCATACATCCTCACCACGGATTCGAATCGTTTTTCCGAATCGGCCCGCAGCTTTTCGAAACGGCGCTCGCTGTCATCATGATCCTTCTGGATATTGACGCCCAGCTCCCTGTTCGAGCGCATGATCAGCCACACCGCCACCGCCGGACACAGCATCATCACCAGGGCCAGTATGGCCACCAGGCCGATGCCTCCGCCCCCCGCAATCTTTAAAATCGCCACCAGCGCGGTGATAATCGATGATTCGTTCACTTATCTTCCCCTTTCTCTCTCATATTCGGCGGCGCATGCCAGACACCGCCTGCAGCCCGGAGCCGCGATCCGGCGTGCCGGCGGGATTTCCTCGTCACAGTCGACACAGGTTGACAGGGAGGCCCCCGACCCAGCTCTTGCGGCTCTGGCCTGCATGTCGAGGGCCTGGCGCAGGAAACAGGCGTCCAGCTCCTGCGCTCTGTCAAACTGATCGACCACCTTACTTTGAGTTGCTGATGCCGCTGCGCAGCCCGGCGAAGCCCAGGGCTTCAACGATCTTTTGCACTCCGGAGGGGGAATCGCCGTTGACGATGTCCACCACGCCGAGCAGAAACAGGCCCAGGGCGGCGATATAGGTTTTTTTACCGGTCAGGAAGTTCATGCTTTTCTCCTCGTTTGATGAGTTGGGTGTAGAAGCTCTCCACCCGGGAAACATAGTCGGTAGTCTCTTCGGCGTGTCGACCGGTAATATCCGGCAGAACGGCGGCGATATGAAGCCACATATCGGTGGGCAGGCCGGCGGCGGCGCAGGCCCGTTGAGCGCTGAGGATATGTCCGGGACCGGCGTTATAGCTGCCCAGCATAAAGCGGATCCGCTCGATGCCTTCTTCGGCCTTCCACCAGTCCCAGCAGGACTTGGCATAGGCAATACCCAGCTCGATGTTGATATGGGGAATCCGCGGGGCGCACTCGATACCCAGCATCAGGGCCATCTCCTTGGCGGTAGCAGGCATCAGCTGCATAATGCCCACCGCTCCGGCCCTGGAGACCGCCTCCGGATCGAGGCCCGACTCGGCAATGGCCACGGCTTTAAGCCAGCGCCACTCCACGCCGCTCCGCCCGAAATACCGCGCCGTGTGGCTCCAGAAATAATGATCGTAGTAATTGTCCCGCATAACACCCTCATCGCTCCACCGAATAACGTTCGACAACCGGAACAGACTCGAGGCCCGCCCCGGCCGCACAGGAGACCGTAGTACAGTCATGGGTTATACGGGGTTTAAACGGCGATTGTTACCCGAAGCATTTCGGTATATGGGGCAGGGGAAAGAAAGGGTGAAAATAAGAAAGGGCCTGGTAGACTCCAGGCCCTTGGGTGATGAATTAGATTTTCCCGGCGGCGGCGGCAATGGTGGCCTCCAGACCGTCCAGGATCAGATACAACCCATGCGCCCCTTTATCGCTCAGGCCATGGCCGCCGTCGACGCTCAACCCCGGCGCCACTTCGGCCAGAAAGCGGGTGACGGCGGCGGCGCCTTCGAGGATATCGACCGGATGGTTGGGCTCCGGCGAGGGGGCGAA